ATGAATGAAACTGATAAAAGCATCGTCTCCCTATTTATCATCGGCACACTGATTGCCGCCGGTAAAGTACTGGCGAGTAGCGAACCCATCACACTTCGACTGTTCGTCGGCCGTGTGATGCTGGGTGGGTTTGTCTCAATGATGGCCGGTATCGCACTGGTTCAATTTCCTGACCTGTCGCCCGTCGCTATCAATGGTATCGGCGCCGCACTCGGCATCGCAGGTTATCAGACTATTGAACTGCTCATCCAACGTCGTGTGCGGCAACTGGATAAACAAGCCAAATCGGAGAAAAACGACGATGCTCAATAATTCCCCCAACCTGATTGCATTTCTGGACATGCTGGCTTTTTCCGAAGGCACCGCAACGCACCCTTTAACCCGTAACCGCGGTTACGACGTCATTGTGACGGGCATTGATGGTAAACCGGAGATTTTCATCGACTATCATGATCATCCGTTCGCTAATGGTCGCCCAGGGAAAATCTTCAACAAACAAGGGCAACGCTCCACCGCAGCCGGGCGCTATCAACAGCTCTATCGTTATTGGCCGGCATACAAAACACAGTTAAAACTGCAGGATTTCGGCCCTGATTCTCAAGACACACTGGCTATTCAGTTGATCAGAGAACGAAATGCACTGGAAGACATTAGGCAAGGCCGCATTGCCAGCGCCATTAACCGATGCAATAACATCTGGGCCTCATTACCGGGCGCAGGTTATGGCCAACGCGAGCACAATACAGCGCGCCTGCTCGATATATATCAACAAGCAGGCGGAGAGCTGGCATGAAAAGCGGCATGATTATCGCTGCCATCATAATGCTACTTATCGTCGGCGTCGGTGTGCAGTCCTGGCGGCTGCACGCCACCCATCAACTGGCAGAGCAGCAAGCGCAAACCCTGTCGCTACAGCAAACGGCGTTAAATGAAAAATCAACTCAACTGAAAACGCTGACTGAACAAGCTGAACGCAACAACGTTGAGCAAGCACGTCTACGCGACATGGCCGCCGATACCCAGGCAGCACTCTCCGAACGGCAGAAAATAGTAGCGAGATTACAACATGAAAATGAAACGCTTAAACGCTGGGCTGATACTGATCTGCCTGCTGACATTATCCGGCTGCGTCAGCGCCCCGCCCTCTCCGGTGGCCGTGCTTACCGTGAATGGCTGTCCCAGACTGACTCCTTGCCGGTTTCCAACCGCCAACCCGCAAACCAACGGTGAACTCAACGCCCTGTTGGACGAAACCGAAGCGGCATTAGCAATGTGTGCCGACCAGGTGGACATGGTTATCGATTGTCAGGCAAAAAGCAGTGCCACTGATTCCACTGTTGACGTACCGCCCGGCCAATTAGCCAGGCCATCAAAAGAAGAGTGATGGAGTCCGCGACTTAAGCCAAGCCGCGGGCGCATTGCTCGGGAGTAAGGGAGCATCCAGCTTGATGGCCGATAATAAATTAATAAACGTCTTCATCCGGCCATTCCAGCTCGGTAATTTCCAAGCTTTTGCCATACGGCAAACGGTTTACAAATCCACTTTCCTGCTCTGACTTCTGGGTAGCTTTCGCTAATCCACTCACCAATGTGTAACTTGCTGATTGTCATTGAAACTATCCCGCTATATAAAACGGAAGTGTAAATGCATATAAAAATAATAGCGCGGCCTTACTTGTTACAATAAGAAGCAGGCGATATCCGGACATATAGCTATCAGTCAAACAGCGTGATGCGACCAAGATATATCGATAGCGCCGGTTACCGATGATTAAAATAAGAAATCAAGATAAGCATATAAAAAGGATATTAGGAAAGGGACTTGCAGGCACAAAAAAACCGCCCGTGGCGGTCATGTTTTTTAATTATTTTCTTATATTACAGGCATTAACGCATGGTGCCCAGAGCGGGACTTGAACCCGCACAGCGCGAACGCCGAGGGATTTTAAAAACCTGTAACGGTATAGACAGATCAATAACTTACTGAAATATCACTGTTTCATCTTTCCGATTATTGGCGATAGCTAACATTAGTCGTGTTTCTGTCGCCACTGAGTATGGCACTCGCTTCCGATGGCGTATCGCTATCAGGCCACCACTCAGAGCTCTGCATATCTAAGCACCATGAATCAGGTGCGATGTCGTTGCCAAACAGTAACATCGCTGGATGTTGCGACCGCAATAAACTCCCCGTTCCAGGAAAAGCCCATGCTGAGAATCTGGTCGCGGAAGATACGGCAGCACCCAGCTTGATGGCCGTTAATAAACGCTGACTTATTCGGCGGGCAAAAATAAACGTCTTCATCAGGCCATTCCGGTGCAGCGACTTCCAGGCTCTCACCATAGCGGTTACATACTGGCAATCCACCACCGCATAACCCAGCAATGGAGATCAGCTCACCATCAAGCGGGCCAATGCCAAGGCAAGTCATATTCAGCGAGTCGTACCAGGAGCCATATTCTTCATAATCTCTGGCTACACGCTCCCCTGTCTGACAGTCGATAACCCCGCGACCATTGGATGAAACGACTAACAGGTGATGAGTCACTTTTGAGAAGCCGATTTCACTCAATCCGCCAACAGCGATTTCCGCGCGTCGCTCCCATCCTTCTGGAGCAAAAACCGTTTCAATGTGGCGGAGCCTATCGGCTACCTCCTCCCGGTTATTCTGCTTTGGTTTAAACCAGCTAAACATGATGGCTATTCCTTAATTAGCCGTGAAAGCGCCTGATACATCCCTTCGCGCAGCACATCTTTATTCACGGCATAATGCAAAGCGCGGTGGCAATTGGGGCATAACGCCACAGCATTTTCTACCGTGTCGGAACCGCCGTCCGCCAAGGGCTTAAGGTGATGCACCTCCAGGTAAGGCCGCCCGTCAGCAAGTTGAAACGGTGCCGGGGAAGCACAGCATTCACAAACGCCGTTCGACTGTTGCAACACATAGGCTTTCACCAGCGGGTCGCGGCTAATAACAGTGGTTTCTCGCACCTTCTGAGCCGGGGCAGCGCTCCCCTGGGGCTTGACCTTCACCCCTTGCTTCAATAACCGGCTAACCTGGGTTTCAAACTGCTGATCGGTCAGTTCGCTGATGGGGTCCAGCTCTTTTATCAACGCTTCAATACGCGGGAACATCTTGGCGCCAACATTGGTAGCGGGCGTTAAACCAGGCAACCAATCACGCCCCAGCTCCTGATAAACGAATGAAATGTTCTGCATCCGGAATTCAAAGGATTTTGCCGTGCGGCCAAAACGCCCGGCCAGATCATCATAAATCGCTTTCTTGGCAAACTTTTCCCCGGCCTGCTGTTTCTGCTTCATTACCACATACGCCGCTACCGAGGCTTTTAATTCCTCATCGCTCCAGCCAACACGCTGCTTTTCTTCCATCTCACATCGTTTCCAAACGGTCATAAGGGTTCAGGGTCACGGCGGCATCCAGGTGATCAGGGGCGAAATGTGCATAGCGCATTGTCATCTGGATTGAGGTATGCCCCAGGATTTCTTTCAACACCAGTATATTACCGCCATTCATCATAAAATGGCTGGCAAAGGTGTGTCGTAAAACGTGGGTTAACTGCCCTTCTGGTAACTCAATGCGCGCCCGTTTTAGCGCCTGGCGAAATGCATCATAGCAAGGGCTGAACAGTGCGCCGCGCCGCCGTGGCAAACGCTGAAATAATGCCTGCGAGATCGGCACTGTGCGATTACGCTTGCCCTTCGTGTTGGTGTAGGTCACACGATACGGCACAACTTGAGATTGCTTTATCCCTTGTGCCTCGCTCCACCGTGCACCGGTGGCAAGGCAGATGCGCACAACGTTACCGAGATCAGGATTATTGGATGCATCGCACTCTGTCAGCAACAAGCGGATATCGTCGTGATACAGGAACGCCAATTCATTCTCGCTTTCTTTGTACTGGCGAACGTCTTCAAGTGGATTCCCGCCTTCCCATTCCCCCAGGCGTTTCAACTCGTTGAATACCGCGCTTAGGTATGCATGTTCCCGGTTGATGGTGGATTCTTTCACCGGCTTATCAAACCGGCCAAACTTGCCACTTAGTCGCTGCTGCCGATAAGCAGCAAAATCAGCCTTGGTAAACAGGTTAGCGATCGGGTCATTCAGGTTTTCACACAGCATCTGCAATTTACGCAGCCGCGCCTCACCGTCTGACAACGAGCGCCCATGCATATCAAACCAGCGTTGCACCAGTTCAGAAAGCGTTTGCCCGGCAACTTCCGCCTGGCTGGTATCGATAGAATATCCCGCCAGTTTCAGCGACCGCTCAAACGCAGCCGCCTCGCCACGGGTGGTGAACTGCTTGCGAACCCGCTTTCCTGCTCTACCTTCTGGGTAGGTTTCACTAATCCACTTGCCGCTGGGTAACTTCCTGATTGCCATTGATACGATCCCGTTGTAAAAAACGGGATAGTCTTACTGTATATAAAAACAGTTATCAATGTTTTTTGACACGATAAATAAATATCTTATTTTCTTTTTACCAATGTTTGCTCGATCGCGTTATTCAAAACATATTTGCTGAATGCTCTATCAAATTTTTTACTTTCTGCTAATTTTTTGCTTTGTATATTTTCTGTTGCACAAATTTTCAAACACCATCCGAAAAACAATTGAAACTCAGACTCACTCAAATCCAATTCAGACACTTCCGCCCATTCGTATATGCTATAAAACTTCTCACCTTCTATTGTAGATGTAATATTCTCCAACCCATCAGAAAGAAGTTTTAATTTATTATCATGCTCTACAAATTTTTCTTTTATCTCCCTTTCACTTTGCTCCCTTGTTTCAATTTCACAAAGTAATAACTTCACTAACTTTTTAATCTCTGAGTCATTGTTTTTCTCAGGGGGAGGATATGTCCCATATTTCTGTATGGAGGGTAAGACTTCATGAAGCACCCATTTTTGGAACTTCCTACAAGCTGGACTACTGTCTCTAAGAATCACCCGAAAAAGACCTGCTTGAGTTACATACGATTCGTTGACATTATTATCAATGACACTATATAACTCATCTGATTCTAATGCCTGGGCATGTGCGGTAAGTAATCCGTTAAAAGCTCTAGCCTGAGAGCTAGGATTTATCGCTCTATTCTCTGCTGCTATAGTCCTCACCACATCAGACAGTGAAAAGAGTATTTCGTCCCCTCTATTTATCGTTCTTATTTCACTTTTTCCCGCTGTACTTTCATAATATAACGCAACTTTTCCAATATTCATCACCCTCACCTAATCAGTTAATTAAAAACCGTCCATGTTAATTTGATGATTACCTATGATTTTTTCTTCAACTTCAAAAGTTGAACCTAAAAAGCTCAAGTTATCAACTTTGGGAAAAGGTATTGAATTAAAGGCACCCTGACCCTTTTCGTTCAAAACTCGGCGAAGCTCCATTAATATTCTCCCCAATACATTCCCACCTTGCAAAGTATCTTTCGATGTTGGCACTGCCCCCCAAAAATTATCTTTTTCAGAATATTCAACGATATCTAATCCATTGCTTTTTATTAACTCTTTAGAAAAGGAATCAATATTCTGAGATAGTTTTAGGCATACGCACCACTTCATTATAATTACGCGAATAGCCATCCAGTCTTTTCTGGTTTTATCTATATGGGGAATGCATATTCTTTTTGCATACAGTGCATTAGGTTGTTCAATTATCAATTTTTGTATTTCGGGATAATCCGTAAACCTACAACATTGATATAATGCCTCACTTGATTTGAAAGTAATGCCATTAATAACAATAGGGTAATTAGATGCCATATTAGAGAACCCCCCCCATTTTTCATTTGTTTTATGAAAAACGGCCGAATTACTTCTTGAATATGTTCTTACTAATTCCCTATCAATCATCATATTAAACTCCGATTAAAAAAAATCAAAAATTTCACTTTTCCTTTTATATACCTTTCTCGGTAGCAATGGATACCAGGTATTCTCATCTTTCCCTCCCCACCAAAAAGCCAATGGGGCATTATTAGGACAATTTCGGTATGTGAATATCGTACCACCAAACCCATGCCCAGGAAAGATACTATACCCTAAAGGTCTAAATGTGGGCTGCCTATCATGACATCTTGATAAAATCCGGCAACCTGACTCATACAAAATACGCTCATAACGTTCTCTCACCTCTGACTCACAATTAAATGTTTTAGATTTAACATGAAAATCCCTGTATATTATTTTGGATTTTTTATTATTTTCTCTTATATACCTCTCTTCAGAGAGGATATAATCATTTATTTCCTCGCTGTCTGTTATAGTATGCATAGGCCAAAAATTCTCAGATGAATTTTTATTTCCTGGAGAGTTCTCAAAAGAAAGTAAATTATCCTTCTTCCATATAATTAGGTTGAAATTTCTACACCCTGATATTGATTTAAGATTTTCATATAATTTATACTTGCCATAGGAATAATACCCAAACAATAGTATATCCAAATGAAAATTATTTTTATTTTTTGTATCAAGCCATTCTTTTATGTCCTTTTCAATTCTATTCCCACTAAATAAAAAATCATCTACATATATATAGTGGTTTTTCTCCATATCGTTTACTGCAACAGTGACACCATATTTAATATCAACAATCCCCCTCAAAATCTCATTCATTTCATTCTGGCTATTACCATCTTTCTGGATAGAAAGAAGCGAGACATCAGACCAAAAATTTCGGTAGGAATCTCTTGTGAACTTATCACTTTCAGAAGCACACCCCAGAAATTTCTTATACTTTTCCTTATTAAAATAATTCTTACTGAATAGATTTACTGTCTGCTCTAAAACAAACTCCCTGTCAATATCATTAAATTGCTCAACCCAGCATTTGACATGGTCATTATTCATATGATAATCAAACTCAGAGTCATCTTTCCTATAATCAAAAATAATAGATACTACCTTCTCAATTAATTCATCCATAAACCCCTCGAATAGAATAAAAATCATGCTTTGTGTAGAAATCAAATATCACTATATTTATAAATAAAAATCGTTCATTACTTACTTTACGGTCATATCACTAGTACAAGCATTACCTTCTTTCTAAAAGATAGTTGCCTAATAACAAAGGAACCAGGATGTTTTGTATTACCCACATTTTTTCTTAGACTTACTAATCGAGCCATCATTACAAACAAAATGCCCATCAGCAGTACAATGAGACACACCGCCCTTTGATTGTGAGCAGGGTGTGTTCTTAGCAAATCCAGGCATAGCAAATAAGGAAATGCTCAGTGTTAGTGAAATGACTAACTTAGATTTATTCAAGCTCATAAAATCTCCTATTAAAGTCTAATCTTCTTTCGAGATTCAATAAATTGATATGAATCGCCAGATGGCATGTCAAAACATTTTTTATTACCACCATAAAAAACAACACTAAATGATTGATATAAGTTTATGACCTCGATTTTTTCAAAAGGAGTATCATCCCATATATCAGGATATTTCTTCGTCACTGAACATACGGCTTTAATTATCTGATAGAATCTTTTGTTATTGACTTTATCACTATCGAGCATTATCACTAAGGCCCCATCATCTACAGCAACTTCATCCATTTCAAATTCATTAAACCCTATCGATTCAAACTCATCGAGAAGCTCATCAGGTGCGGCATACTTCTCCGCATACGAAAGAGCAGGAAGGAGTGATAAGGAAAATAATACTAAGAAAAAGGCATTCGCCTTCATAATTATTAACATCCATTTATATAATTAGCGAGATAATCAACTACCCCGCTCAAACGTAATAACCACCAGTGCAACGCCTTTTACATCGTCTATTGAGCATTCGAATTTGGTGGCATTCCCAGAGATCTGGAGCCGATTGCCGGGGATACGGGCGACGTCATACACATCAACATCACCGTCAATATCTAATAACCAGCGGCCATTACTCACTTGTGTTACGGCCATATCAGCGATCCAGGCATTATTCCCTTTCTCAATGAAGGCAGGTTCAGAAACAGAATCATCAAGAAGTGTGCTATCAACGCTCCACTTTCCAGCATCGGTTAATTTGCCGCCGACAATCCTGATCTTTTTCAAAGAGATAGTATCGTTATTAATACTATTTTCTGTGGGCTTTGCAAGAGTTGGCCGCATGTCCCCAACCCCCATAGCAAGCCACTCTAACGAGGTTCCGGTTTCCAGAGCACATCTAATGACCACTTCGCCGGGAAAGTAATTCCTTTTTATCCAAGTGCTTACAGTCCCATTTCCCACATCAAGATGATCATGTAACTGCTTCTGAGTTGTGAAGCCGTAAGCTCTCAAAATTCGCTGTACTACTTCTTTCCCACCGTCAAATCGCATAGATAACATTTTCCACTTTTACGCATTGACAGATATCATTTTTGATTTTATCTTGGCGACATATAACAAATGATATCTAACAGTAACTATCATTAGCTAACAGAACAGAATGCCTTATGGACAAGCCACTTTCAATTACTCTGGCAACCCCTTATGTCACGCTAAAGGAGTTTTCACGCCTTACCGGAGTGCCAATGAGCACCTGCTATGACTGGGTTCACCAGGGGAAACTGCCTATCCGAGAGAAAACGGATAAGAACGAGCGGATATTGGTCAATCTTATCGCACTGACGAAAGAAGCCGATTTGCTTTCACGTCTTCCGGCCCTGTAATTCAAATTTGTGAATTTATTATCGATTGAGTGAGAAATTTGACCATGTTTGACTATCAGACCGCTAAACAGCCGCTCTTTGATGATGCGTGCCGCAAATTCGCCAACCAGCAGAACCTGGCAGACGTTGCACGCGCCGTAAACATACGCCCGCAGATGCTGCGCAACAAACTGAACCCAGAGCAGCCGCACAAGCTCACTTGTGAAGAACTGCTGGCAATCACCGACGCCACCGAAGACGCCACCTTGTTAGATGGTCTGTTGGCACAACTGAAATGTATGCCTGCGGTTCCCATGAATGAGGCCAACGCTGAACGCATCACTACCTATGTATTGCAGGCAACAGCCGCTATGGGTGCCGTTGCGGCGGAAAGCGTGTCTACCGAACGCATGAGCCAAAGCCGCCGCCATGCGTTTATCAGCAGCATTAACTCCGGCATCAAGTATCTGTCGCTGGTTGGCCTGTCACTACAAACACGTATCCAGTCAAACCCGGCGTTGGTCTCCACCGTAGACGCCATCAGCGGGATCGGCGCATCGCTGAATATCTGAATAACAACACCAGGGAAACCACGCGCCGGGCGTGGTGAAACATCCCGGCACCTATTCGCAACCGCCTGAATACGGGCGGTTACTAATAGGAGGAAACATGTACAAGCCAATATCGATCGCGCCTTTCCTCTGGCATCACCAGACAGAAAGCCGCACTCCCGCTGATATCCGTCACGGGAAAGGTAAGCCGGGCATCATTATTCGGCCCGATGGCCGCCGCTGGACACCACCCAAAGGTACGTTTAAGGATTTACTCAGGAGGGCATCATGAATCAGCAATACGCTTTTACCACTGGGCACCTGCAAACCATGCCGGCCAGCCTGCGGACATTGATTGGCAAGCACTTTGCCGGTAGCCGGTGGCATCAATCCTGTGATTTCTATAACCACTTTTCAGAGCGCTACCGGGTAACGGTCTGCTTTCATACAGGGCTAAACCGTGCGATGGCGGTTTATCAACTGGAAGAGATGGAACAGGAGGTTTGCGAGCGGGTTATTTGTGCGCTGGATGAATTGCGTAAAGCCTTTGCCAAATACCGCAAGCATGAAATCGGCGACAGTGCTTTTATAAAGCGCTTATCAATTGGCGAACGCCGGACGTTATTTTTTCACGCCGGACTGACGGCAACGGAATTTAATCAGCCTATCTGGCGTATCGAAAGTGAAAATTGCCATTGGCGAACGCCACTGATTCGAGCATTGCAAGAATTACTCAGCGCCTTTGACGATGCACCGGCGATATTAACCAGCGTTAAACCCGAAATTTATACCCGTTAATCCCAGCCCGAAAAATTAAGGCGCTTAACCGCGTCGGGCTTTCTATTACCTAAAAACAAGGAATACAACATGTTAACCATTGGTGATGCATACCATCAGCGGCTGCTTGAAGAAAGCCGGCAACACACGTTGACCCAGGCTATCAACCAGGCCCGTCTGGAAGAAAAAGCCCATGCAGCCACGCTTTTTTCAAGCCGTTTAGACCGGTTGGCCGCACACGCTCAAAAAGAAAACATGAGCAGCGCGGAAATCATTGAACTGTTACGGCAGGAAGCCGACCGCTTCCAGAATCAGGTCGGAGAGCAGATTGATGGCTGACCATATCGATATTTCTCAAGAACAGCAGGAAACACTGCTGGCTGCGCAAATTCAAAAAGCGCGGATGACACCGGGCATGGCATCACAGCACACTTGCGAAGACTGCAACGCGCCGATCCCCGAAGCGCGTCGTATCGCTGTGCAGGGTGTGTGCTGCTGCGTCACCTGCCAGGAAATCCGTGAACTGAAACAGCAGCACTACCGGGGAGCGTTATGATTTACGCCTTCCCCGTCATCGCATTAGGCAGCGGCTTACTCGCAGGGGCCGCTGCCTGCCGCTTGCTCATGGTGATTATGGATTGGCGGGATCACCGCGCATGAGCACACCTCGGCCAAAACAAGCCAACTCACCTCACATGCAACCAAGCAAGGTAAAAACGCCGGAATCATTCATCGGCGTTTATCCCTGGAATGCGCCCCGCCCCGCTATTGGCCCCGATGAAAGAGCGCTTACCCGTGATGAACTCCATCAGGGGCAAGCGGTTTTATCACGCCTTCATACCCTGCCCCGTTTTCTCGCGGCCAAGTTTCGCACTCGGTTTGAGTTCCTGAAAAAGAATCAGGGGCTGCACTCGGCTTTCCGCTATCTGGTGCTGACTGTTGAGCGCCGGCTGTGGCCGCGGATTGACGCCATCAACCAACGCCACGGCATTAACCAGCATCGGGCGCTGGATGAGTTCGACAGTTTCCGTTACCTGCCGGATATGAGCGACGCTTCGCTGAAAAAATTTGCTCGTCGCGTTGCCCGTCAGGTGAGCCAGGCTTATGAGGTGCTCAGCGATGGCTATCTGGCTGAACACGGGCCGGATAACTCGGTGTTGTTTACTGATACCGCACAACACGAGCTATACGGCAAAATCGCCGGAATGAGCCGCACCTTTAACGTGCGCCCGTTGTACTGGCGGAAATATCGCAAAGGCAAGCTGACCATGCGCGATGCTTTTTCCGCGTTATCCCGCCTGTGCAATGAGGAATGGTGGGAGCGCCAATTGAAAGCCCAGCGTGCTCGCTGGCGTGAAGCGTTCCTAATTGCGATCGGCGACGTCAACAAAGATATCTCGCCTTATGCCAGCGCTCAGGCAATACGCGACGTGCGCGCCCGCCGCCTGGCGAACCTCGATTTTCTGAAAAGTTGCGAGGTGGAGAACACCACCACCGGGGAACGCTTCGACCTGATAGACAAAGTGATGGCGAGCATATCCAACCCGGAGATCCGCCGCATGGAGCTGATGAGCACCATTGCAGGTATTGAACGCTACGCCGGTCAGCAAGGCCACGTCGGCATGTTCGTGACAATCACTACGCCTTCCAAGTATCACCCTACTCGCATCATCGGTAAGGCCCGCCGTGTTCAGTTCAACCGAAGCTGGGACAAAGAAGCCTTCACCCCGAAAGACGGCCAGCGCTATCTGGTGCGAGTGTGGAGCCTGATGCGTACCGCCTTTAAGGATAACGATCTGCAGGTTTATGGTATGCGCGTGGTTGAACCTCACCACGATGGCACACCGCACTGGCATATGATGCTGTTTTGCCGCAAAGAGCAACGCCAGCACATTATCGACATCATGCGCCGTTATGCCTTGAAAGAGGATGGAGGCGAACCGGGCGCATGGGAAAACCGCTTTGACTGTAAGCATCTGAACAAAGGCGGCGCGGCCGGGTATATCGCTAAGTACATCGCCAAAAATATTGATGGCTACGCACTGGATGGCGAACTGGACAAAGACACCGGCAAGCCGCTGAAAGACACCGCAGCCGCGGTAATGGCCTGGGCGGCCACTTGGAGGATCCCACAATTCCACCCTATCGGTATTCCGACAATGGGCGCTTATCGAGAGTGCCGGCGCATCCGTGATTGCTCGTTGGCCGAACAGTTTGATGAGCAGGTGGAGGCCGTCCGTGCCGCCGCTGACATCGGCGATTTTGCCGCCTACATCGGTGCCCAAGGCGGCGCCAATGTCCCCCGCGACCAGCAAACGCTACGGGTCGCCCGGACTGTCGCCGCCAATCTCAACGCCTACGATGAAGAAGTGCAGAAGGTGATCGGGATTTTCTCGCCGCGTTATGGTTTTTCCCACGTATTTACCACCCGCGCCGACGAATGGCGCATTGTTCCCAAAGCCATTGACGTTGGGGCTTTGCCCTTAAAAAGCGGCTCTGCCGCGCCTCGGAGTCCTGTCAATAACTGTGGGTGGGCAGATTGGGCGCCGGGGGAAAATCGCATTATTGAGGTGGGGAATCGGGCTTCTGACGGGCTTTCTGACCCGCTTCCGGTGCTTTTTAACTGGAACGATAGTGAGCTTGTCGCATCGCTGGCTGCGTTTGCCAGGGCGCACACGCCACGACATCGCACATTACAACAGCCCATTCCTCCCTCAACGGACATCCCGCGCACGCCGTCTGCCCGGTTGAGCATGGCACAACGCCAGCAACTGGCCCGATTGCAAACGGAACTACAGCAAAAAGGCATCCAGACCAGCCGCCAGGAACGGGAAGCACTGCTAAGAGGGGCAACGTTACGGATTGATGGTGAAGAGATCCGTTATCAGCCGCCGGACGACGGCTGGGAGTGGTGAGAGTAAAGACTTCACTTTTAACCTATTGACGACAATTACATTTTGTAAAATACTGTATATAATTACAGTAAAGAGGAAGATATGGATACCTTAGAACACGCACAGCTTGCACTGGCCCGGGTGCAATTTATCGCTGAGATAGCGTTAACGGCTGACTGCGATAAAAAAGACCTGCAAATGGCCCTTGCTACTATTTCTCACCTGGTTGATGTGCTTCTGAAAGAACACGATCAACATCAGATCCCCAGCCCTATAGGCACGAAAAATTAACAGGAAAGTCCAGCGTTTCCCCATAGCTGGCACAACACGATTAAAGTGCAATTGAGTGCATGGAACTGCATGATTAGTAGCACCCACTAAGATTAAAACAAAGCCCGCTCGGCTGCGCTCCAGACAGGATCATGCAGGTGCATGAAAACCACTACGCAAAGCGGGCAGGCGCGGCGGGGCCACGATTGCGCGCTTAGATATAACGATGGTCGGATTTCTTGGTTTTGGATAGATTGCTAAGTTAGCAATGGAACTTAAATATTGAATACCACTCAAAACACCAGAGATTGCTAGGTGGGGAACGAACCTTTAGTGCTTTATTGACACCGATGGCACTAGATGTTGTGGACGTTTTTTCTTTAGCCATCAATATGGATAATATAGGTTGATTTTTTCATCAATTTAAGTGATCAGTATGTGAGGATACATACTAAAATTTAATGTGTTTAGATGTATCAGGCTTTACTGTCACAAGTTACAAGTTGTAGAATCTTCGCCCACTTTCATGTACCGCGGCTGGATGATAAATGGGGAAGGCTAAAAAGGGACCGGGGAGACCTCAATCGCAGCTCACGTGGGCGCAGGCTTGGCGTGATGTGATGAATAAGGCTATCTCTTCAGGGCAGATAGTACCAACGTCAATAGCTATAGTTTTAATGATCGCTTTTTGGCGGATGCCTGAGTCAGAGTTAAGTCCGTTAATGAATCGAATATTAGACGGGCTTTCCAATCGTGAACTACTGGGTTGGATCTTACTTGGCTTAGCGTTGTGTGTGTGGTCGTGGCATTCATCTGTGATGCGTCGTCGTTTCAGTGCGGAAGTGAATCGTATTGGAAAAGAAAAAACGAGGCACCAACAGGCCAATACTACACAGCCTCTTGGTTCTAGTGAGTAGTTGTACTTAAGGAGAGTTTATGCTGACAGTGCTATTTTATGTGCTGTTGGGGCTAGCAGCGGCACATTTCGTATATGAAAGAATCTTATTGCCATCAGTTAGGTTACATTATAGAAATCAGCTATTTGAGTTAAGAGATCGTGTTAGAGATGTAATGATTTCTAACAAATCAGCAGCTGACAATCAGGCAGCTACTCTTGTTCATGATGCTTTGAACAATGCAATAAATAGATTGCATATGATGACTTTGCATAACCGTTACAAAGCACAGCGTTATATGGATGCAAATCCGAACATCAGGGCGAGAATTAAGAAAGAAATTGCTTTATTTGAGAAATGTAACAATCAGGTTATCAATGACACGATACGGCAATCAGCTGATATCTTAAATAAAGTTTTATTATTCAATAGTTTAATGTTGATAATGTATTTGCTTCCTATAGCATTAGTTGTTTTTGCTGTAGCGAAACTCATTAGAACTGCTAATTCTATGTTAACTGTTTTTCGCCTGGTTAAAAGTAGAAGTCCACTTGAAGATGCCGTTTTACTTCTACCAGACCAGCAAGTACTAAAAGTTGTTGTTTGA